CAAAGAATACATCGTGGTTTAGTGGCAGAAGGATTTGACACTGAGTCCGATGACTACTATGATGAATTGACTAATAGGGTTAAAAACAAGTTTCCAGAGTCCTTTGCGGGCTCGGATCAGACTATCAGAAGCAACAAAATCGCCCAACCCGTTGCCTCTGCATCAAGGTCTGCAACCACTGGGCGCAAGTCTGTTAAGTTGACTCCTAGTCAAGTAAAAATAGCAAATAAGCTAGGGGTTCCCTTAGCTGAGTATGCTAAGTACGTTTAAGGAGGTACAAAATGACAGATATTAAAACACCAAGAAGTGCACAAACAAGGGCTAAAGAGGAACGTAGAAAACCTTGGAAGCCACCGTCTCAGTTAGACGCACCACCATGTCCTGATGGATATAAGCAACGATGGATAAGACACCGTGTAAATGGAGCGGATGACACTAAAAACGTCAACGCTAAATTAAGAGAAGGCTGGGAATTAGTTCGAGCCGATCAATACTCAGAGAATATGTACTCTGCTTACAACGGAAACATCAAAGCTTATGAGGGTGTCATCAGCGTAGGTGACTTGCTATTGGCAAGAATTCCTTCAGAGATTGTAGATGAGAGAAATACTTACTACAAAAATCGGACTGAACAACAGACCGAAGCTTGGGAACAAGATCCTCTAAGGGAGCAACATCCTAGCATGCCTATCAATGCTGATAGGCAGAGTCGTGTATCTTTTGGTGGTGGCAATAAGAAACCATCCTAAGATACTTAATTAATAAAGGAGATGAACTATGGCAAATCAAACTGGTAATTTCGGATTTCGTCCTGTTCAAATGCAAGGTGGTGCTTACAATGGTCAAGGCCAAAATGAGTACGCTATTGGGAACGGCGAAGCCTCCGCAATATATCAAGGTGATCCCGTTGTGCTATTAGCCAACGGAAACATCGACATAGGATCGTCTGCTGGTGCTGAACTTATTGGTATTTTTAACGGTTGCGAATATACTGATCCAACTACATCTAAACCAACATGGAGTAATTATTACCCAGGCGGCATCGCAGCAGATGACATAAAAGCTTATGTTATCGACGATCCAAACGTGGTATTTGAAGTCAAATGTGACGATTCAAATGCTGGACAGGCACAAGTAGGTTCTAACGCAAACATCGCTACTTACGGCGCTGGTTCTACCATTTCTGGTATTTCCAACGTTGCAATTGACGGTTCGAGCTTTACAACCGACGCAGGTGCAAACTTTAGAGTTGTAGCGTTATCAACTGATGTTGATAACAATGATTACACTGCTGCTAACGCAAGCATCAGAGTAAAAATCAATCTACACGCTCTAAACGATTCAACAGGCATATAGGAGGTTAAACTATGGCTATATCTAGAAGTCAACTCGTTAAAGAGTTAGAGCCAGGTTTGAACGCTCTGTTCGGCTTGGAGTATGGACGTTATGATGCTGAGCATGCTGAAATTTTTGATACAGAAACTTCTGATCGTGCATTCGAAGAAGAGGTAATGTTATCAGGTTTTGGTAATGCTAGAGTAAAGTCTGAAGGTGGTTCAATTGTTTATGACAATGCGACAGAAACCTTCACAGCTCGTTACACACATGAAACAATTGCATTAGGTTTTGCAATCACTGAGGAAGCAGTAGAGGACAACCTTTACGACAGAATCTCAGCAAGATATACAAAAGCCCTTGCTCGTTCCATGGCAAACACTAAGCAAGTTAAGGCTGCTAACGTACTTAATAATGCGTTTGATCCTAACTTCCCTGGTGGTGACGGCGTAGAACTTTGTTCTGCTGCACACCCACTTGTCACTGGCACATTGTCAAACGAATTGGCAGTTGCTGCTGACTTAAACGAAGCATCTCTTGAGCAAGCATTAATTGATATTGCTGCTTTCACTGATGAGAGAGGCTTACTGATTTCTACTCAAGGTAGAAAACTCATTATTCCTTCTGAGTTACAATTCGTAGCAGACAGACTAACTCAATCAACATTAAGAGTTGGTACTGCTGACAACGATATTAACGCAACAAGAAATATGGGTATGGTACCTGAGGGTTACACAGTAAACCACTACTTAACAGACCCAGATGCGTTCTTTATCAAAACCGACATTCCGAACGGATTCAAACTTTTCCAAAGAAGCCCAATTAGAACTTCAATGGAAGGTGATTTCGACACAGGAAACGTAAGATACAAAGCTAGAGAGAGATATTCATTTGGATTCTCAGATCCTAGATGTGTATTCGGTTCACCAGGTGCTGCATAAGCATTACGATAAATAACATTAATTAGGGGGCTTTTATGCCCCCCTTTTTTTATGGTACTTTATAACTTTATTAACCTCATGACCCTTCGGGGACTATTAACAAAAGGAGATAGACATGGGAACAACTACATTTTCTGGTCCAGTAAAGGCCGGAACAATTAAAGATACAACAGGTACTACTTTAGGATCTGATGTAAAAAATACAGGTTTTGTCGTTATGGCACAATCTGCATTTATTGATATTACAGGTGCTTCTCACCTAAATCAAGTTATCGGAACAATTCCTGCTAACTCACAAATTACAGATGTTGTTTTAAACGTAACAACTGTAAATGATGATACTAACGCAGCGACTGTTTCTGTTGGCACAGTAGGTGATGGTGATGCTTTTATTGCAACTGCAAACGTAAAAGCTTTAGGCACAACTTATGGTACTTTAGATACTGAAGCATCAAACGTTGGTTCTACTGACATTCAAGTTCTTGCTGATTTTACAGGAACAGACGGTGACGGAACCACAGGTAATGCAACAGTGACTGTAAAATATTTACAAAACGCTCAGATAGCACTTGCTGGTGACGTACCTGCGTAAGGAGTAAACAATGTTGAACTATAGATCGAATAAAGTAACCGCAACTGGTGACGTATCGACTGGACCTGCAAGGTTAGTTGCTATTCATGCAGTGTGTGGTGCATCCGCAGGAAGTATTGTTTTGAAAGACTCAAGCGGAGGTTCAACTAAGTTAGACCTTGATACTCCTGCTAGTGCAACAGCTCTGATTGAAACATACATCGGAGATTATGGTATTCGTTTTGAAAACAATATTCATGCTACATTAACTAACGTGACATCAGTC